TACAAATATCACGACACTTATGCTTTTGTTAAGGGCTTTGAGCAACAGAAGTTTGGACAATCAATCCTTCAGGTTATAAACCCTGGGAATCCAAGCCCTATCTCTTGGGTTCAGTGCTTTGCCGACCCTAAAGAGGGTGCCGATTATTTACATTATCAGATTCAGAAGTAATTTCTCCGGCAAGTGCGGCGTATCCGCATATGTCTATCCAAGAATCTGAATGATTTGGAGATGATTCTAGCCTTGCGATCTTCAGCATAATCATCATAATCGCCACCTCTGCTGGTGTGATTCTTTGGTCGAGGAAAGTTCCCCACATATCAGCTATTCTCATGAAGCTTTTAGAGGCGTCACCATATGATTCGCCTCTTTCTTGAATTGTTTCCAAGGCTTTGTAAAGAACATCATCTCTATTCATGGTAGTCAAACCTCTCTTCATAAGATACTGAAAGTGTTGGCGTCAGGTTTCTTGAGTATGAGCCAAACTTGTCTGTATCGTCTGGAACATCATTGGAGAAAGCATCGTCAGGCAAGTTTTTTGTGGCCTCTTGCCAAGCTTTCCTGTCTGCTCTAACTCTTGTTTTGTTTAGATTGTCCTGATGCTCAACGCAGATCTCGCTTAAAGAAATGTATCTTTTTTTTCTTCTTCTTGGTGTGGGTGTTTTCATCCTGACATCTCTCTGATACTATGTAATTCACTGCTCGACTCAGCAGTGGCGGGGGAAAGAGGGGCTGACCTTAACCAGCCCCTTTTTCTTTACATAAAGAACAGATGCCTAAACTCATCATTGGGCGAAAGCTTAGCGGCTGACATTACGTCAACTCTATCTCCAACCCATTTAATGTCATTCTCAAAGTCCTCAAATGACGTTTTGGGCTGTTGATCCTCACCCTCTTCATCTGTGCCTACGATAAGGCCTTTGCCAGCAAGAGGCGTTGGGTAGTTTCTGTGGATAAAGAAGTGTTGCTCATCAACAAATAGCCCTTCATCGTCCACATATATTACATCGCCGTTTTCATAAACACGCACAATGTCAAAAGCACGGCAATCGAGGAACTCATATATCTGTTTGAAGTCACCAGAGTAATCTACTTGCTCTATGGTTTTTTTCTTAGGGTCAATAAGGTAAGCTTTCATGGCTAATCTTTCTTTGTAAATGGAACCACATTTGTGTCCTGACCAAACTCAGGCGTAAAGACAATTTCTGTTTGGTCTTCTTCATAGGTAATGCCGTCTACTAGGATGTCGTCTTCCATTACAGATTCGCACCATTCATGGAAGCCAACCCTGTAGGCTATGGGGTCAAGCTCTTTAACTATTCTGCTTGGCTGGAATGTTAGATTGCCGAGGGACACCAGATTGTAGGTCTCATCCCACATATCGTCATATAACCTTAAAGCATCAAACTCAGTTATGATTTGTATTTTTGTCATTCGAGTACCTTAACGGTAGAACCGCCTCCATCCATAATGCGCTCAATAACCCAACAGACAAGTGAAGCAAAAGAGCCAGAGTCTATGATGTCAACATACCCAAGCATAACGTAGATTGACTTGCCGATGTTGTCATCTGTGATCGTAACTGAAAGCATGGTGCGCTCAAAGTCTAATTTTTCTAGGGTTATCATCAGGTCTCGTTTATGTGAATTGAGGCCAGTGCCTCTCACCCATATGGACTGTGGAGAGACGCTTGCTTCTGACCCGAATATTCTTGCTGTTGATGACAAAAGTTTTATTAAAGCTTCGTTCTCAGCGGTTGTGTCTTGAACTAGCATTTTATGTCTATGTATTTCTTTTTATTTTCGTAAGCAGAGGGCAGGGAAGAAGTATCCCCTACCTCATAGCATTTAAGGCAGGAGACTTCCTTCGAGCCAAAGACAATGAAAGGTTCGTGCAGTGGAGCAAACCATTTGTTGCACCACTGACACGTTTCATACCTTATCGTCTTAGGCCGCTTTGAGTTTGTTTTTCGCTTTCTTGAACTCATCAGTCACGTTTGCCCTTGCCACCTTGCCAAGCGTACTGATTGCCGATGCGTGTTTGCGCCACATATCATCGATCTGTTCAATAGACTTAGCTTTGCTGAAATCGCTGATGATAAGAGTACCGTCTTGCTCGTCCAAGTCCATAGGCAAATCTTCACCAGCATAAACATTAAGGCCAAGTCCGTGAAATGCGATTGCCTTGACAAGACAGCGTTGCAAAGCTTTGTTCACCTGACCGCCATCGGGATGAACAACAGATTGATTCTTGTGATCCATAACATAATGGATCTCCGTATGAGAAAGCCCATCAATAGTAACCGTGACAGCTACATATGTGTGACCTTTGGTATCACGCATAAATGGTAGCGGGTTGTCCTGATTGTCACGGAAGATGTGCTTTTCAAATGTGGCGGTTGGGTATTTCTCTTTGACGTAGGCCCATGCCCAAGCCCAAGAGAGATAGTCGAAGCGACCTTTTTGCTCGACCTCCTTGGATACGTCAAAGCGTGATAGGTTATGCCATATTGAGTCAGTCATCGTTCTCCTCCTTTGGAGCTATGTGTGTGCAGGTTAAGGTTCCTGATCGTGAGCGTGTGACACGAATCTTGTGGCCTTGAAGGTTGCCGCCAAGATCGTAATCCATTCGCCTACACTTTTCAGGGATCTTTGCTTTGAACATATTCTTGGCTTCATCACCAACAGTGACGGCGTATTTTGCGTCAATGATGTGCTGGGCCTGAAAGCCAAAGATATGGTCGTCATCCTCAGTCCACCCATCTATGTCACGCATATTCATTACGAACATATCTGAATGATCTGGTGGAGGCATTGTCATTGGAGTGGCTTCTGTGCCGTTTTGATACATCGACCAGAAATTGACACAATTGTCGAGATACATGCTGGCCCAAGACTGGTCTAAGGTAAGCATACGCCATTCCATACGGCAACGAACCCCAAACAGGGCTACGAGATAGCATCTATCAACGCCGCTAACAAGCATATGATGCTGGCACTGAGGAGCATAGAACTCAGCAAGCTCGTCCATGTCTTTGAAGCCGAAGTGTGCTTTGATTTCCAGTGGAGCGTTATCGCCAACAACACGCCCATCAAAGGTAGAATGCAAAGGAATGCCGTTACGAAGAATAGTCTTGCCGCCACCACGAAAGTTGACTTGCCTTTTTTCTTGCTCAGCCCATTTGTCAATAATATAGGGCTCAAGATACGAACCTGTGTCCATAAGGAACTGGGTGTGTTTGTTTGGAGTCCATACTTCCTCTCCTGTCTTTTGACGCATAAGAGTCATCCACTGTGCAATGTCTCCGCTTGCTATTGTTTTAGCGTCTGATGAGCCAATGTATGTGGCACGTTCTTTAAGTTGAGCTTCGGTAAGCATAATCTACTCCTTAACAATCGGGGTCAAAGTCATGCCATTCTTGAAGTTCGTCTGGCTGACCGTCATCTTCGTATTCTTCAAAGTCATCATGTGGAGGCGTGTCTTTTTTCTTATTTGGAATGACCTGAGAACGAGGCGTTTTGTAGTAAGGGTTCCTTGGCTTTACCATTTGTAGTCCTCTGGCCCCAAATCGTTTTGGCTTCTTTCGTCAAGGGATGCTGACTCAAGAGCATCAATAAATTTGTCTTCATCAAAGTTAGGGTTGCCAGAAAATGTAGCTACAGTAGCTACAAATTCGGCTATCTTCTCTGGCCTAATGTTTGGAGCTACTTCTTTGGCTAACCACACAAAATGTTTTTTGGTCATATTTGGCATTATAGCCTCCTGTTGTTTATCAATTCACATTGGCATATACTTGGCTTCAGGTGAATGGGGAAAGCAATGAACGAAAAGCTTTTTGTCTCCAATCTTATTAAGCAATTTCAACGGCGTAGGTATGACCTTGGGCTGACACAGCCTGCGGTTGACCAGATGATTGGCGTTGCTCCGGGTCTTGTCGCAAAGTGGGAGATCGGGAACAGAAAGCCAACATTGTTTAATGCGTATTGTTGGGCAGAGGCTCTTGATTGCGAAATAAAGCTGGAGACTAAAGATGATTGTATGCGGGATTGACCCCGGCCTCAATGGTGGAATTGCTTTTCTTGGAGGCGATATGCCTTCTTGTTGCCGTGTTCCTGTTGAGACCTACACAATTGGTGGAAAGAAACGAAAGTACCTTGATCTTGTGTCGGTTGTTGAAATGCTTCACGACAAAAAGCCAGATATTGTCTATATAGAAAAACAACAGGCAATGCCGGGCCAAGGTGTGTCTTCAACATTCAAGACAGGATTTGGCTTTGGTCTTTACATAGGCGTTCTTGTTGCTATGGGCATCAGGTACAAGCAAGTCTCCCCTCGCAAATGGAAGGGAGACCTGAATGTTCCGAAGGAAAAGGATTTGGCAAGGCTTAGAGCCACTCAGCTTATTCCAAGTCTTTCGCACAAGTGGCAGTTAAAGTGCGAAGATGGTGTAGCTGAAGCGGCTCTTATCGCCTATTGGGGTTTGAATTGCGGCTAATCGCCGAACGCATCAACTTCAGGTTGTGGCTTGAGCTGTGGCCAACTGCCAAACGGATCAAAGACAGGATCTGAAGATAAGTGATCTGATAAGGCCTGAACACGCTCTTTCTTTGTGCCTGTAGATACTTTGCCAAATACATAATCTTCAAGCATAGAGATCTGCTCTATTTTGTATTTGTTGAGCCATTTTGTGTCTGGCTTGAACCATCCACCCCCAGTAGTAAAGTCTGGGATGTTTCTTTTGACGACCTCGTTGAGCATGTCATGCTTTGAAAGAGACGTAAGACAGATCGCACAAAAGAGCTTATCAAGTTCCTCATTAGTGAGATCGAGGCAGTAATCGAGAGGAGCTGTGCCGTTATTATCGTAAGCAAGTTGGCAAGCTTGAATATGCTCGTTGATATAATTTTCATAGTTAGGATTAGTGTAGCCATCTGGCTCCTCCTGCGGCGGGAACATATTTTGATAGTCAGCGTAGACATTGCCGACACGATTGATAGTTGAGTATGTATAGCCCAGCCTCCTATGGCAGAGCAGAGCTTTCATAAATTTTATCATGTGATGTTGGTAATTATCCCACATAGAATCCTTTACAAAAGCACCATGATAGCCCTTGAGAAGATCCTGTTGAGGCTTTGACATGAGCATAGGCGTAAGCTCTACTTCTTCTTCAGGCTGTTCTGAGGCGTCAAGCTCCGTCTGCTCCTCTAGCTCTACAGGAACCATCTTGACGGTTGAGAGGCTGTGAGAGTGTGTGTTGTAAGACACGAGCATGATGAGATCTTCACAAGAATACAAGTCCTCGTTGTGTTCTTGAACTAACTTGAATCCTCGTGTAGCTGGTGAGTCAAACCAGTATTCATCTTTGAGATACACAACATCCATATACCCCTCATCTCTGAAGTCTTGGATCATTTTGTGGATGTGATGCTCCTGATAAGACTCGAATACATCAATATTTGTTATATATCGCTCGTCAGAAAATAAGTCAGACTCGATACCAAGGTCAGACACCTCTTGAGGCGTTGGGTCTGATAAGTCGAACAAGGCTCTGTCAACAGAAATCTTACCGCCGACCATGCTGTTTTTAACCCAGCTTGCGCTTAGCTTCTGACCTGAATAGGCTTCTAGGAATTTGTCTTGCTTGTCCTTGTCGCCAAGTGTAAGAGCCATAGCAACGCCAATGCCAAAGTCATAGTTTCTAAACATTTCTTTGGCTTTGTCTGAAAGTTCGGCAAGGCTAATGCGCTGTTTGACCCATTTGGTTGTTTGACCAAAACGCTTGCCAACAGAGTCAAAGTCTTCTTCGCCGTCACTGACGAGAGCATAGATAGCGTCACACTCGTCAAGAGGGTGCATGTTCTCACGCATCATATTAGCGTGAAGTCCAACCTCTGTTTCATTGACGTCATTCATAATGACGCAAGGCACTTCATTAGCCGAGGAATCGCCGTACAGGTGCTTTAGAGCTTCGAGGCGTCTATTACCATCAACAACGATGTAACCGCTACCATTGGGCCTTACAACGAGATTATGAAGTACGCCCTGTGAATCGATTGAGGCGGCTAGTGACTTGACGCCTTCCTTTGAGGCGCTGACTTTTCTTACATTGTTCTCTGTGTGTTTAAGCTGATTCAGTGGAATCATCTGGTGCATTGACTGCCTCCATTAGAATGTAGTTGTCTCCGGATTCTATCTTGCCGCTGAAATACTCAAACTTAGAATCCAAGGGCGGTGCAAGATAAACTTTGTGTACTGCTGACTGTGATTGATCGTCATAGAATCGAATAACAATAAAGGATTCATCTTTCGTTTCTATGGTTATTTTTGAGCATTCTAGTGTTACTGAGCTATCAATGTAACTTACATTGCAGGTCATTTAACCCTCCATTCAAGAAAGTTTTAAACCGTATCTATTCTGTGTGCGAGTTAAGGCTCTAATGTAGCCTCTACCCACAGAGGCTCTCTCTCTTTTTAACTCCATTGCTAGAAGTTCCTTGGCTTCGGTATAAGATTTGCCGTTAGACATAATTCTATTGATAGACTCTTTGTATCTTTCAGGGCCACCAAGCATGTCTGTAATATCTTGAATCTTCAATTCTTTGTCTTCAGGAAGGCCAGCAAATTTAGAGTAATTTTGTGAATTGTACTGACAAGCCTCTTTGCTTTTTGGGATGTCTTTGTAAAGCTCTGCTGGCAAAAGCCAGACTTGAGAGCGTGGAGCTTTCCAATTTTTACCGTCTCTTAAAAAAAGAGTTCCAGCGTAAAGATCGTGGCAATGATTTACTATTATGCCGCCCTTTTGATGGATAACCTCAATTTTCTTTACGTCAGGCTTTTCCATCTTTTGAGCATATGTGCTGAGTATGACAACTGTCTGACCAACTTCAGGAGGGAATTTCTCATAAAATTCTTTAGTCTGCTGAAGGTCAGACCATTTGTTTCTCCACTCATAGTGATAAACATCAGGATCGCAATCTGGCATAAGTCCCGGTATTTTATGAAGATGCAAAGATTTAGGTCTTTCCATTTATTTCTCCATTATCTGCTTTTCTGAATTGAAGCTTGCATTCTTTTGTTGTGAACTTGATGACAATATAGGCTCTTTCGTTTGGGTCGTTGTTCATCAACATTTTGTCGGCGATGTCTGCCACTTCTGCGACAAACACAGGCCAGTCTTTCTCGACATCCCAATGGAAAGCCGCAGATGCCTCTAGTCGTTCGAGCCCCATTGATGTAGGGGTCCATATTTCAACGGTTGCGCTTGCAAACATTATTCTGCCTCTTTTTTTAGTCTTCCATGATTTTGTCAGTTATCATTTTTGAGGCGAACGCTACTCCAATCCACAGGGGCGCACCAAGAACTGATACTAGCAAGGTCGGATTGATCCCGATGCCAATCAGAGATGCTAGAATTACTAACGATAGTGTTAGGTGAGCAATGACGAAGTACCCAATCCATGCCGATTTCCGATTGACAAAGTGTATCTGTCTGATTTTGTTTAACATTCTTTGTTATCCTCATCTTCATTCTCCACCAGTTGAACAAGCTCACTCCGGCAGTTCATGCAGAAGCCGCCGGAGTCTTCGCTAAAATGGTAAAGCTTGTTGTACCCAAAGTGCAATGACTCACAATCGAGGCACTTGTAGATTTCGTCCATTATGAGACTTTCCAGACACGGACCTCATTCTTTGAGGCGGTGCGAGTCACAACCTTATGACCGTTCTTGTTAGCAATGTTACGCATTGACTGGGCTTGATTTTTGGTGACGAGCACCATGTCTCCGCTTTCCATACGTTCAAGAAGCTGTTTGATTGAGCTTCTTTTGCGAGGCGGGACTGGGACGTTTTTGTAGATTTTCTTTATCATTTTGTACTCCTGACAAAAAAGGCGACCCGAAGGCCGCCAGTTGTGGGGGGAGAGAGGGAGGGGCTCTCCCCCCTAACAGTTAAACAGACTTAGAAGGGAATGTCATCCCCTCCTGCTGGCATGGCATCAGGTGCGCTTGAGGCACCGTCAGAGGAGGACTTGCCCCCCATGCGGAATGTTGAGCCAGCACCAGCGAGTTTGATCTTGAAGGCACGTTGCTTGACGCCATCCTTCTCATACTCCTCGATGATTGGCATGCCCTGAACGAATACTGTCGTACCCTGCTGGACATACTTCTCAATGACGTTGGAGACCAAGCCCTTGCCATTTGAGCCATCCCAAGCCTCTACACGATACCAGTGGGTCTTTTCCACCTTCTCGCCGTTGGACTTGGTGTAGTTCTCATTGACTGCGATTGAGAAGTTAGCGACCTTTGTGCCATTAACATCCCGAATCTCAGGGGCTGAACCAACATTACCAGAAACTGTGATCTGAGCGAAATTCATCTCTTTTCTCCTTTACGTTTGAGATGGTTAAGTTAGAGGCATCAGGTCTTGCCTCTTGTCGCAGTCTTGCCACGGTCCCACAGCACGGAGAATTGTATGGGTACAACGTATCTGCGTCATCAAGCGATGGGAAACAAAACATTTTGCTCTAGTCCTGTTGCGCCATCACTCTATGCGTAGCTGTTAAACTTATTCAGCAACGTCACCACGCAATCATCTGGGAGGAACATGCTCCCAAACGAATTTGTATTTCTTCCACTTTGGCTTTTCATATCCTAACATTTTCTTCGATGCCAGAAGCACGAGTGAGATAATTGCGCCTCCAATTGCCGCCGCCATCATGCCAGCAAATGTGCCGAAGAACAGGACAACGAGCAGAGCAGTAGAGGCTATATCTATGGGGACGTCAAGCCAAAGAATGCGTTTGAAGTTCATTTTTGCCAAGAGGAATAGGACTCCACATGCTGAGAATATTCCTGCGATGATGTAGAAGACCATTTGACCCTCCTGATTAGCTTTCTCATTAACTGCAAGGCATACAGATGTGCCAAGGAAAACAATATGATAGCCACTGTCTTGAGAAAGAATGCTGATGCGGCTGGAATGCCAGCAGACAAAATTAGCAACACATAAAACAGGGCCAATACAACAATCATTGTGTACTTAAAATGGATATATTTTGGCTTAAATTTCATTGGTATCTCCGTTTGAGGCGCTCCCACCCCCTTGCCAGTCACGCAAAAAAATGTGGAATCCCTAGCGAACTGCCAGGGACTCCACTGTTTTGTTATCTGGACGTTGCAAAAGATGTGTCATCGCCCATATCGACCAACCCTGTGTCACGAGCGTACTCGTAGAAGGTAGTCGGATTGTTGCGGAAGGTATCGATGGTCATTGCGTTACGCTTCTCGATGCGTCTAACACGAGCCATCTCGTGTGCGGGCTTGTATTGACCCCAGTTGAGATTGTTGCGTCCGATGACTTCAGGACGAACCTTCCAACGGCAGATCTTGTAAGCTTGCATGGACGAGTAGTACGATACGCGCTTCTGCTCAAGTGCCTCGTCAATGGCATCGATACGATTCTGAGTAATCTCAATGCCAACGTCTGAACGAAGAGCATCGGCACGCTCACGCTTGAGCTGTGTGCCGTACTCCATGTCCTTGTATGCGATCTTCTCGAACAT